GACTGGCTTGCGCTGAACAAAAAGCAGTCGTCCCTTCATTGCTATATACACGCCACGATATGGGCTCTATCGGTATGCCTCTTTGCAGGCTGGACAGCTAGCGGTTGGCCTCTATTGATACTCATTACTCTTCACTTCCTACAGGACCGAACTAACGTGATTCCCTGGTACATGAAAACGGTTGGACAAAATCAATTCATGACAGGGCCGTGTTCGCCATGGTCGGTCATTGTGGTCGATAACGTGTGGCACCTAGTGACGATATGGGCAGTCTGGAAGTGGTTAGCCTAACGAGCGGACGGTTTCATATGCATTGGACGCGAAAGTATCCCGAGTTAGATAACCCAAGGCCCTCAGACGATAGCTATGAACGCGCGGAATCTTGGCTAACCGATCAACGATTCGACCACGTATCAGACAGGATACTAGGCACGCTAAAGAAGCCGGAAAAAATCGGTAGTCTTTGGTCTGACTGCGTATTCGACGAGCTACGATACTTAGTTGCGGTAGGTATCGAGTTAGGTAAAGACCCGCTTTGATATGGATAAGTACGAGCTTGATTACTGTATATGCATTGCTGGAATAGTTGTTTGCTTAGGCATAATAGCATTTTCGCTTTACGCGATAATCACCAGTTCGCTTTGATATGGATAAAGACGATATGGACTTTTTGATACGCATTGCGGCGACTTTAGGTTGTTCAGGCTTAGTAGCACTTATCCTTTATTCTGTACGATCGAGTTTATAAAGCGCTTTGATTTATTAACGAAGGAGAAGGTATGGGAGACCACCGAGCTAGCATTAAGATTCAATTCGAGGCCCATGGCGTGAAGAAAGAGACCGACATGTGGATCAACTATTACCCCGACGAGACGGGTGTGGATAGAACGGTTATCGAATGGTTTAAAGAGGTTTGGGAAGAATGTCTTGCGAAGTACCATACCCTCATTGACGAAGGGATAGCTGAAAGAGCGGCCAAGGAGAAAGAAGAGAGGCGAAAGCAGTATGAGGAATTACGAGCAGAATTCGAAGATTAACCCCATCCGAAGGTTAGGAGAGATATGATCGTAGAGATAAGGGCCACTTGGAGTCGGGACGAATGAAAGGTCACACCACGGCAAGGATAGGTAAGCGACTAAAAGTGTTCCTAAAGGACGGGACAAGTTTTGTAGACAAATTGGCCGGAATTAAAAGCGGTCACTATGAGTTTGAAACAATAGGAAAAGTGGAAACTAGGAAGATTAGAAGTTTAAGTATCAACAGAAGGTAGAGGAAATATGGGCGTTGTCTTGGTTTGTTTGCAAGTTCCGTTAGTAATCTTAGCATTTTTAAATGCTCTCCAGGCTCATAGGCACGCTCAAAACGTGTACGAGGAAATGAGAGAGGATTTTTACAAGCGGTGGGGATATTACCCAACGAGAGAGAAGGTAGGGATTTTTGGAAGGATTAAGTACAGAGAGGATTGTCCTGTCATGGAAGAGGGGCCTCCCGTGGAAAAGAAATCGTTGTTTAAGCGTTTGTTTAAGCTAAGAACCCCCTCCACGGACAACACATGAAACGAACCCTAACCTTTGAATTCGATGAGACTGAAAACGCAAGCTTTGAGATTATCTCGAAGGCTGAAGCTCTTCACTGTGCTATTGCGGATTTTGATGACAAGTTAAGAGCTATTCTTAAATATGAACCTGATACTCGTGCCGAATTGGTACCAGGAATAAAGCACGCAAGGCTACTTCTTAATGGGTTCTTAACTGATAGGGGGATAGAGCTATGAAAGCCTTAACCCAAAGAGAGATAGAGGAATCAGCCCGAGCGCTAATAGAGGAGAGATTACCTGATATCCCAAAGAAGATAAGGGAGCATCTTACCTTAAAGTTTACCGAATACGTAAAAGCCATCATGCAAGAAAACGAACTCCTTAGAGAAGTAAGAGCCAAAGACTCTTAAATGACCAATAAGCCGGAGTATGACTGTGATGAGAAAGAGCAAACCTATATTCCAGAAAGAAGGTTAGTTGCAGCTGTCGTATTCCAAGCTATAGCGGACCTAATTTGCCCCCACCCAGAACATAGAAAGCAAGCAAGCGCATGGATTAGGTATAAGAACATAGGGGGGCCAAGGCTTACCTTTAACCAGTGTTGTCAGGCCCTGGACATGGATCCTGACGCAGTAATCAAAGCGCTAAAAGAACGAGGGTTCTTTAAAGAGGAAACTGTTAAGTCAAAGCTAACGCTCTTTAGAGAGAGTAGGGTAGCTCGCAATAGAACTAAGAAGTATTAACGAAACGGTAAAACGCAGGTATTCTGCATAGTATGACTAAGAAGAAAGGCCGAGGGAGGCCAACGGATTACACAGAAGACCTAGGCAATCTTATTTGCGATCTATTGGCTGACGGGAAGACCCTAACGGAGATATGCAAAGACGATGACATGCCTCACCGTGTGACGGTTTTAAGGTGGTGTCGTAAATATCCTGATTTTCGCATCGCTTACGCCTCTGCTAGGCAAGACCAGCAACATATCTTTGGCGATATCATCATTGAGCGTTCCAAGGACGAATCAAGAGATTACTACGTTGATGATAAAGGGGTTAGGCGCTCGGATAATACGGCTGTCCAACGAGATAGACTCTTCTGTGACAATTTGAAGTTCCTAATGGCAAGGCTCGCCTCAGATACGTATGGGGACAAGGTACGGCAAGAGATTACCGGAAAGGATGGAGAGAAGTTTGAGCCCGTACTTAATATCACTATTGAGAAGTGACCGGAGAGTTAGATCTTAGACTTCATAAAAAGCAGGGGTTAGCTCTTCTTACAGACGCAACCGAACTAGGTTATGGTGGTGCAGCAGGGGGAGGGAAATCTCACCTAGGAAGAGCCTCAGCGCTATACTTCTCTTATGCCATTCCAGGACTACAAACCTATCTATTTAGACGACAGCACAATGAGCTAGTTAAGAACCACATGATGGGCCCGACCTCGTTCCCGGCCATGCTAGCGATATGGAACAAGAACGGATTTACTAAGGTTGTTAAAGACGAGATTAGGTTTGGTAATGGGCCAGATCCAAACAATCCCTTTGAAAATGGGTCGCGCATATTCCTGTGCCACTGCCAGCATGAAAAGGATGTCTTTAACTGGCTTGGACCGGAAATGCATTATCTGATTATTGAGCAGGCTGAGCAGTTTACCCCGTTCATGATTCAAATGCTTAGGGGTAGAAACCGTATTCCTGAAGCGCTAAACATTCCAGCTCAGTTTAGAAAGCTATTTCCTAGAGTTCTATACACCTTTAACCCTGGTGGGGTTGGACATGCCTTCTTTAAGGCTAAGTTTGTTCGCGCTCTTAAGCGTGGGCCAGATGGAATATCAGAGATTGTAGAACAGCCTGATGAAGAAGGTGGAAAGAGGCGGCAATTCATTCAGGCAAAGCTAGATGACAACCCATCTGTTAACCCGGTTGAGTACCGCAAAACCCTTCGAGGGTTACCACCACGTATGGCAAAAGCTCTTGAAGAGGGAGATTTTGACCAGGTAATAGGGGCGTTTTTCCCAGAGATAGATAGGCGAAGGCATCTTATAAAACCCTTCCCAGTAGACCCCTATCTTACCCGCATAAATGGTATGGACTGGGGGGCATGTGGTGAGGGGGACCCCTTTAGTATTGGATATTGGTTTGTGGCTAGTGGACAGGAACGAGCCTGTAATGCAGGAGGGGAGTATTTTACGATCCCAAGAGGAGCGATTGTCTGTTACAAAAGCTGGTATGGCGCAGGGCTTCCAAAAGTAACTGCCTCTCAAGTTGCTCAGGGCATGCGGAAGCGAGAGTTTAACGACGCTGAAATAGTTCACAGAGTCGCTGGTGGAGACATAGAACAAAAGCGTGGATCGGGTCCTAGTATCTTCGAAGTGTTCTCAGATGAAGGGATTCACTTTAGTAAGGCTGACCAGAGACGCCAACCGGGACATGTTCAGTTTAGAGAAAGGTTAGTTGGTAGGGACGGTGTCCCCATGATCTATTGGTTTGACACTATGGCGGATGAGTTAGAGACCATAGCTAACCTTCAGCATGACATGCACGATCCGAATGATTGCTCTCCCGACAATGACCACGTGTACGAGCAGTGCAGATATGTGTGTATGGCTAGACCTTGGGTATTGGATAAACCTGAAAAAGATGTACCATTTGAGGAGAAATTCAAAGACCCATCACTTAACGACATCTGGGAAGAACACGCTCGAATGGCAAGCGGCAGACGATAAATGAACTCTAACTCACACACTTCTACAAATCTCACCATCCATTTAGAGGGTGGTGCATGTCGGAACAACAAACCAATGTAGATTACGGCGAGAAGAAAGAGGATCTAAAAGACTTTAAAGGCGATGCCGGCCTAGCACTTCGTTGGCTAAAAGAGATTAACCTAGTTAAGAACTCTAAGGCCCAACGTGCGTTTGAAAACAACGGCGAAAAGATTGTTAAGAAGTACAAGAACACCAATCTTTTAACCACATTCACAACCGAATCTCTCCCATCTGCTAGGGTCATGTTTAATGTGCTCTGGAGTAATGTCCAGGTATTAAAGCCATGCCTATTTGCCCGTATTCCAAAGGTGGTTGTTGAAAGACGGTTTAAAGACCAAGACCCCGTAGGAAGACTAGCAGCATCCATTGCAGAGCGGTGCACTACCTACATGGTGCAAACCCAACAAGACCGCTTTAAGCATGCGATTTCATCTGCTGTAGAAGACAGGCTTTTACCTGGTAGAGGCCAAGTTTGGCTTAGATATGACGCAGAGTTTGAGGAGCAAAAAGATGAGCAGGGAGAGCCAATCTTAGAGGGTGACCAGGTCAAAAAGACCATAAAGCCAAATAGTGAAATGGTCTGGGTGGACTATGTGTACTGGCAAGACTACCTAGAGTCATCAGCTCGTAATCCATTTGAGACTAGGTGGCGAGCCCGAAGGCACTGGATGACCCGCTCTAAGCTGATAAAGGAGTTTGGAGCGACGATCGGAAAGGCTGTTGAGCTTCAATCGGACGGAAGAAAGAAAAAGCTAACTGAGGAAGATGAATTCCTTCTAGAAGCCGAGGTTTGGCAGATAGCGGATTCTGAATCCAAGCGAATGATTTGGGTCTGCGAAGGCTATAAAGACGGACCTCTTAAAATCACAGAGGATGTACTTCGTATTAAAGATTTCTTTCCGTGTCCTGTACCCTTACTTGCTACCACATCGACCGATTCAACCTATCCTACCCCAGATTATCTTATTTACGAGCGCCTAGCTGATGAGCTTGATTACGTAACCAAAAGACTATCTGCGATGGTTGAGATGGTGCGTGTAGTTGGTATGCACGCTGCAGCCCTTGGGCCAAAGCTAAAGCAGATGTTAGGGAAGCGAGATGGGGAAACTGTAGCCGTTGAGAACTGGGCTCAGTTTATGGGGGAAAAGGGGGGCATTAAAGGTGCAATCGACTGGTTTCAGTTTGACCAAGTAGTTGCAGCAATACCAATTCTTACCCAATACCAACAACAACTATTAGGCCAAATCTTTGAGATTACCGGCATCCCCGATATCGTTCGCGGCCACACTAACCCAAATGAGACAGCCCACGCTCAGCAGATGAAGGGCGCATGGACTACCGTTAAGCTTCAAGAAAACCAAGGTGATGTTCAAAGGTTCTGTAGAGAGATTTACGGGAAAGAAGCAGAAATCATCTTTGAACCAGGGTTATTCACCGATGACACCATTTGTCTCATGGATGGCATGTATCAACGTGGGCCCGATGAGCAACAGATGTGGCCGGAGGCATTAGAACTCTTACGAAACGATAGGCTTAGAACCTTTAGAGTAGATATTGAGACCGATTCCACCATAGCCATAGACGAGGATATGGAGTCAGAGAGATGGCGTAACTACATGCAAGCTGTTCAAGGCATGGTCTCAGAAATCCAAGGCATCTCTCAGTTTAGACCAGAACTAATATTCCCAATTGTAGAATCGGCTAAAGCTGCAATGCGCTCCTTTAGGACAGGACGAAGCGTTGAGGCTGCATGGGATAAGGCATGGGACCAGATAGAGGATTCCATGAAGCCTGAAAACCAACCACCTCCAGGGCCTGATTACGAGATGATGAAGGTTCAAAGTGAGCAGGCAAAGATTCAAGTTGCTCAGTTAGAAGCCCAAATCAAACAACAAGCAGAGCAATTTAACCAATGGTTTAAACCCCAAGAGCTTCAAGCCAAGACTATGGCTGACCAGATGAAGTTTGAGCTTGAGTCCCAAAAGCTTCAAATCGAAGCCATGGGGATGCAGAACAAGGCTCAAGTGGATTCTATGGCTAGAGAATTGGAGGTGTTTAAGACCAATTTTGACCAGTTTGTTAAGACCCAAGAGTTAGAACTTGAGAAGTATAGAGTTGTTCTTGATGAGAAAGAGAAGTTCCTAGAGGAGGCGCGTCTTGCTTCTGATATGAGGCTAGAGCAACGGGAAAAAGAGGCGGAAGCGGTAGTAGGGAAGGGTAAAGCCTCTCAACCTGTAAACATTCACATTAATGGCGAGAAGGCAGAGTTAAAGCAAAGAAAGCTTAAGCGAAAGTTAATGAGTGTTAAGCGCACTCCTGAAGGACTTATTGGTGAGTCTATTGAGCTACCAGATGAAGATGAGGTGGCTGCATGAGTGTTGTTGGAAGGATTATAAGCAATTGGTTTGGTGCCAATAATAATGACTATCAGGTAAAAGTCACAAGTAGTGCTAGCGGAGACATTCAGCATGTACTTATTGAGTCTTCTTTGGTTCCAAGTAGCTACGACTACATCTCTCTTTCTTACACCGGAAGTGACCTAACAGGGATTGTCTATAAAACTGGGGGGTCAGGCGGGACTACTGTTGCAACCCTTACCCTTACCTATTCTGGTGGGAATATAAGCACCATAACGAGGACCTAAATGGCGTATGTCTTTAACCCATTTACGGGCAATCTCGATGATACTGGATCGGCTGGGACTCCAGCTGGTTCCACAGGTGCTGTTCAATTCAACAATGCCGGAGCATTTGGCGCAGATACCACGAATTTCTTTTGGGACGACACTCTTAAAAAACTAAGACTTACCAGTTCGAACGTAACAGGGATAACCACTGATGCCGCATTATCGTTAGTTGCAAACTCTATTACCTCAGGCACTGGCTTTTATCTTTCTACAACTAGCTTAACAAGTGGCGCTCTCTTTGATCTAAATGTCTCAACTACTGGAGCCTCAGGAAGCACTCAAAAAGTAGTTCAAATTGCGACACAAGGGGCTAATGCAAACTCAGGACAAGTTACCTACGGCTTCTATGCGGTAAACACTCACACGGGGACAAGCTCGACCAATATTGCGGCTTACTATTCAGCAAGTGGAGGGACCAACAACTATGCAGCGATATTCGATGGCGGACGTGTTGGGGTTGGGATTACAGCCCCACAAGTAGATTTTCATATTCGCTCTACTACCGGCGCAACGATGATGCGAGTTGAAAGCATTGTTGCAGCCAATACGAGCAACACGGTTATCGCTGATTTTCTATTAATGCGAACCACGAGTGGGCAAACTCGTGCGTCCTCAATTCTTTCTGGTTTGTCTGACATTGGGGATGCGACCTATAAGGGCTACTTTGTCATTAACACTGCTAATGCTGCAGCTCCGGCCGAGAGAGTGCGAGTTGACCATGTAGGAAGTGTAAGAATCACTAACACTAGTGATACTGGAACTACAAATTCCTCTGCGTTTTCAGTCACCGCAAACTCTCTCACAACCGGAACAGGTGTTTACTTTGGGTCTTCTAGCCTCTCTTCTGGAAAAGCTATTGATGTCCAA